TGGAGGGAGCCGACCAGACTTTTTCTTAAAAGTCAAGGCCGCGTTCCACGGACTTCCGAGATGAACCAAAATTTAGCTCGGCGAAGATGCGCTTCTTGTTAGATGCAAGCTGTCTGGAGAAGTCTCCGTCGCTAAGTTCGTCGAGCTTGCGTTGCAGCTCGCGGTCTTTCAGTCTGTATTTCATTCTGTATTTCATTCGTCCTCCTTACCAGATCACGACGGCCTTGCCGTAGGGGGTAAGCCGAACTTCGACGCCCCCGGCATATTCTTCGCCCATCATGGGGTAGCCGCCGTCGTTGTACGTGTACGCGACTTCGATGTCGCCTTCCTTTTCCATAATCTCCTGAAGGAGTTCGATTAGTTCACTGATCGTCATTCCTTAATCCCCTGTAGATCCAAATCCGCCAGTGCCGCGCTCGGTCTCGCTTAGCTCGTCGGCCCACTCGAACGTGGTGTCGTCGAGCTTTTCGACCTTCACTTGAGCGATGCGGTCGCCCTTGTGGATCTGATAGTGCGGCTCGCCGAAGATGATGTGCCGGGCGAGGACGAAGACTTCGCCGCGGTAGTCGCTGTCCACAATGAGTGGCGTCAGGACAAGGCCTTTCAGGGCGGACGAGGATCGGCTGTAGACCACCATGCAGTACCCCGCGGGGACCTCGAAGGCGAGGCCGGTACGAACCTTCGCAGGCATTCCGTTCTTGAGTGCCGTGTCCTCAATGGCGTACAGGTCGAAGCCTGCCGCGCCAGAGGTCCCGCGCGTGGGCATACGGGCGGCGGTGTGAAGCTTTTTGACTTTGATTTTCATCTAGGATTCCTTAGTAGTTGCGTTCCTTGGCGGGCGAAGGGGCCGCCTCTTCCTCCGGTAAGTCGTTCATCGAATCGACGTAGCCCTCGAGATAGGCTAGGTACGCAGCGATCTTCGAGTAGGCTGCGGCGGCCTCAGCCAGAGCGCCGCACGCTTCTGAGGTGTTGCCGGCCTCTAAGAGTTCCTTCGCTACGGCGACCAGGTCGCCATGCTCGTAAAGAATGTGATGTATCGCGTCTGGAAGCTCTTCCAGTTTCTCGATTAGGTACTGCTCGACGGTTTTGGGTCCCATGGTTTGATCCTCAGATAAGGGAGTCGGGTTTGGGGTCGATGATCTGCTCGGCGTCGATGGTCAGCGTGTAGACATCAACGACTCTCGCGTGGAACCGCCATCCTGGAAACCTCAGCTGATGCCCGCTTTCATTGAAACGTCGAACGGCCTTGGAAAGCTGTTGCGCCGTTGCACTGAAAGCGAGATTGGTGTCCGCGATTTCAAAATGGCGGCGGCCTTCCTGCATCTGCGACCAGAGGTAGCGCAGGAGGAGGGTCGACGTGGTGGTTTTCTTTTTCATTGGTCAGTCTCTCTATAAAAAAGCGAGTCTTCATCTCGGTCTGGGCGCATGAGCCACTCCTCGTAGCACCTGCGGCGGGCGGCTTCGTCCGCCTCTCTCTTGCGGCGTGCCGCCTCTTGAAGAGCTGGCATCTCGGGCGTGCGTTGCAAGGCTTTCGCCCGTAGCTCCGCCTTCCTGCGCTGCATCTCCTCGAGCTTCGGATTGCTCTTCGGGATGCCGGCGACAACCATGCGCCCGAGCGCTTCCGCCGGGGTCGGCCACGATTGCCACTCCCGCTCGTACTCCTCCCATTCGTCGTAGAAGATTGCGGAAAAGCCTCGGTAGTAGGAGGGCTTCGCGGCTAGCTCCTCGGCAATGAATTCCTCTGCGAAGAAGCCGTACTTTTTCCTGATCTTCGTCTTCATGCGCTTCGTGCGGGATGACGCTAGCGCCTGCATCGAGAGCCGCTTCGGCGGCGGCGACTGGATGATGAGGCTCACGTTCCACCCCAGTGAAAAGCGCATTGCGAGATCTCGGATGTGCCGCGCCGCACCTTCATCAGGCGTCATGCAGAGCCGTTTCGGGAGCGGCGATTGCCGATCTTCCGATAGGCGTCCGACGGCGTGGGCGGCGTTCATTGCTTCCTCCAGTAGCTGTTGTTCGGGTGATGAGGCTTCGTCGGGTCTCGCTTCTCAAGCGTCGCCCCGCGTGCGAAGCCAGAGCGGATAGCCCACCTCGCAAAATTCGACGCATCCCGCCACGCGACGCACACGTCGTCGAGGTCGAGCGATTGCCAGAGCTTGCATATGCGCTTGACGGACAAATCGAACCCGTCGCCGATGAGGGCTTTGGTCGGGGCCTCTGCGGTCACGCTCTCAGGCTTGACTTTCTGCTGTTCGCTCTGCACCTCTGTGATCTTCGCCATTCGTTTCAGGCGGTTGCGCTTCCTTGCCTGCGCTAGCTTGCGTCGGCGGCGTTCGTCGGTTGCCCGGCAGCCGCAATCCGTCACCTTCTTTTCGGTGATGGCCTTTGCCGGGACTACGACATCGGTCAGGCCGCAGGAGTGACACGTGCAGACCGCTTCGATCCTCCCCGTGTCGGTCGCCCGCACGGAGTCGACGCGGAGGTATCCGCTCGCCGTTCCCACGAGGGCTTTCGCCTTCTGAAGGGCAACGGCTGTCCTCATGTCCTTGCGGCGGTAGCACCCGCACGTCGTGCAATGCTCCGTGACAATGCGAAAGAGCGGGACGTTGCAACGGTCGCTACCGCAGAAGGAGCAGGAGCAGACCGCTACCGCACCCTCCTCTGTGGGGTGAAGTTCGTGAACCGTGAGGGAACCGATCGTCTTCCCGATTAACCTGGGGCCGTACTTCTCGACATGGCGCTTGGCTTTGTTGAGCGGCGACCGATAGCACCCGCAGGATGGGGTTTTGGTTTTGAGCAGGAGGTTGCGGGTGATCTCGAAGCCTTTCGTTCCACAGTCGCAGTTGCAACGGTAGACGGCCTCGTAACCGTTCGAGAAGACCTCCCGAACCGTCAGCCAACCGTACCGCTTTCCGATCTCCTCGCTGTAGTCTCTTAGAGCCATAGCCTCCTCACTTGATCTGCACGCTCTCGCGCTCAACCAGTCGGACGCCTTCGATATCTGCGCCCGCTTCGATTGCTTCCTTGAGCGCCGTTTTGTTCGGCGTGGTCGTGGTGCGCACCGTGACGAACGCATCCGGCAGCGTGACCCCGTCCGCAACTTCGATTGCCTTGCTCGTGCGGATGAAAACCGTCACACTGGGCGTCTTGACCTTGCCGCCGACGGCGGGCAGGGCTTCGAGCATCAGGTGCTTGAGCGTCTCGGACTTCTTCTCAAGGGCTTCTGCTCGCGCCTTCATGCGGTCGGCCTCGACCTTGATTGCCTTGGCTTCGGCCTGCAGTTCGCGGACGTAGAGTGCCGTGGCCTCGAGCTTTTCGGCGGCCTGCGCCTCTGCTTCGCGCAGGGCATCGGCGTTCAGGATCTCGCCCGTCTCCTCGTCGACCTCGATGCGGTCGAGAGCGTCGCGGATTGCGAAGGGGATTTCGTAGATTTTCATAGCTTGTTCTCCTGCCATTTGGCCGCCACTTCGAGAAGCTCTATGGCTTCGTCCTTGATTCGGCGGATTCCGATCAATTGCTTTTGGAAATCGCGCAGTCGGAGCGCGTACTGGGCGACGACGTGCGCCATCATCGAGAAGCTTGAATCACGGCGAAGCGCTCCTGCTAGGGTGATCTGCGAGACGATGTCCAGTAGGCGGAACACGGACTGATTCGTGTACCCCTGCCTGACCTCTCGCCTGACCTTCTCGACCAGTCCCTTTTTCCTCTGGGTCGCGTCTGCGCCTTCGTTGTCGCGGATGCGATTGAGCTGCTCGCAGTACGCACGCAGCGACTCGTCGGAAACCGACAGGTCGAAGTGTGGTAAATCCATTGCTTTCTCCTATGCGTTGTCTGGCTTAACCACCCTCAGGCGCGCACCCCGCCGGTGCTCGAGTCCCCAATTCAACCCGGCCCGAAGGTGGTTAAGTAAGCCAACGGAAAAGCCCCCGGCAGTGCCGAGGGCTTGAGTTATTCGAAAAAATCGAATGACTGATCAATTTGACAGCGTTGTCAAGATGGTCAGAAGGGTACGTCAGAGTCGTATGCCGGCTCAGGATCGCGTCGCTGTGCGGCGGGCTTACAATCCGCTGGCTTCGCCTCACGGTCTTCCTTCTGACGGATTAACTGGAGCTGATCGGCGATGATCTCAGTGGTCCAGCGCTCGATCCCTTGCTTGTCCTCATACTTGCGCGTGCGCAGGCGGCCTTCGATGTAGATCGGATCGCCCTTGCGGACGTACTGGCTGATGATCTCGGCGAGGCGGCCGAAAGCAGAGACGCGGTGCCACTCAGTTTCAGACTGAGTCTCACCGGCCTTGTCTCGCCACTTGCGGCTCGTTGCGATAGAGAGGGCTGCGACGATGAAGTTTCCTTCGCGAATCTCGGGATCCTGACCGACGTTGCCGAGGATGATTACCTTGTTTACGGATGCCATTGTGTCTTTCCTTTATTCGGTGGGTTGATTGACGGCGACCTTCTTCAGGCGCTCGTGATTGCCGGACCTAGTAAGCTCGGCGCGCTCTTCGTTGTTGAGCTTCGTCATGAAGTATTCCTGATACGCCTCGAGTCCCTTGGCGGCGGCGGCCTCCGCTTCCTTCAAGACGTCGGCCATATGCGCATCCTTGAAGCATTCGTTATGCCAACCGCCGGCAGCGAATTCACGGCGGAAATCTTCGGACTGCTTCTCGTAGTACGCCTTGTAGGCGTCGACGCCATTGGCGGCTACGGCCTTGGCCTTGTTCAGCATCTCCTCGGTGATGTAGAACTTCGGCTTCTGCGTCTGGTGTTCGACCGATGCATTGCCGTCGTCGTCATCGTCGGCGGTGATGCCGAGGAATGCCGACACGCTGTAGCGGCGGGCGTAGGTGATCGCAGATCCGAGAGCCTGAATCCCCTTCGGGCCTTGCCCGCCCGCGCCGTCAACCGTGAGCACCCCAGAGGAGAGAGAGTCGCCGGACTCGTGGAGAAGGATGGTCTCGATCGAAATCTTCGTGCCTTCGGTCGTGACCTTCTGAGTCAGGAAAATGCCGTGAGCGTTGAGGGCGGGGCGCACCGCGTCGAAGATCGCCTGCAGGTCCGCGTACTTGGATTTGAACGCGGGGTTCGTCTGGTTCTTGACGACGGTCTTGAACTCGGACTGTGCAGCGGCCAGTGCCGCATAGATGGTTTGGGTTTCTTCCATGTCTGTTCCTTAGAAGGGGATTTCCGATTCGTCGAGTTCCTCGAACCACTCAGGCCAGTGTGGCTTTACCCGCTCGCCGAACCACTGCGCCCGCTCGAACTCGTCGCGGCTGCCGTACTCGGGGTACGGATCGGCGGGATCGTCTTCAGGCTCGGGCATCGGAAGCTCGAGCGGCTCAAGCGTGGTGATCGTCATGCTTACTCCTTTGGGCATTCAAAGCCGGCTTCGGGGTGGAGAAGGCAGTCGACGCGGTACGCGATCATGCGTTCTGCTTCGTCGAGCGACTGATCGAGCTCTTCGCGAAGGCGCTTGGTCGCGGAGCAGACGTCCTCAAAGCTGTCTGCCCGGTGAAGGTCGGCCAGACTGTCGAGGAGAGCGCCGCTCGCGTCGGGGTTGGAGAGGTATGCCTCGAGCACGCCTCTGGTGTCGAAGATCGCGCAGCGGTGCACCATTGCGTCGCGGTCCTGTCCGTGCGCGGCGCGGGCTACGACGTCATGCGCATAATCAGTTAGTGTTTTCATTCCAAGCTCCGGTGATGAGAGCGCCGGCGATGATGGCCAGAGCGCCGAAGAAGGCGATGAGCGTCCAGACGCGTCCAGGGCGCTCGCATGAAAAAGGCTCGACGTTCTGCCGAGCCTGCTTTGCTGCGCGCCGCTGCTCGAGCGGTCGCTTTCGAGTAATTCGTTTCATGTCGAAGTCCCTTGGGATGTGGTCAATGATGTGGGCCGGGTCGGAGAAGCTCATGCTGCTTCCTCCTCCTCGCGCTCCTGCCAGAGCACGCGAAGCTCCTCGAGGCAGTCCTCCATGATGTCCTTGTCGAGCCCCGCGTCGTTGGCTGCTTCGGTGAACTCTTCGATTGTGACGAGCTCGCCTCCGGCTGTAAGCGTGTCGAGATCGAGCACGTACCCGTCGACGAGAATCGGCTGCTCGTCGGGATACTCGTCGTACACCGACGGGACGCCGCCCATGCCGAAGTAAAAACCGTTGCTCATGCGAAGTACCTCAATGCGATGACCGTGAGACCGATTGCGACGATGCCGCCGATCGTAAAAAGGCGAAGGCCGAACACGATGGTGTCTTCGGACGTAGGCTCGTACTGGACGAGCTCGTCGGCGCTGCGTCCGGTGAAGAAATCGAGAAGAGACATAACTTTCTCTCCGTGTGGAATGGAAAAGAAAAGGCATTCAGATGCTGCCGAAGGAGAACGCCACGCCGAAGTGGCCGGCGGCACGTGAATGCCTTCTGATGGAAGTGGGGTGAGGGAGCCGGGGTGAACGCAAAAGCCTCTCGTCTGCAGATGCCCCGACTTTGGGATCTGGCCTAGTGAGCCGCCAGATCGGCGCATATCTGCGTCACGCCGTTGCCCTCGAAGTCGTTACGGAAGTTCGTCCATGACGCACTGGACGTTGCAGGCGACCTGCTCGTACTTCTCAGCGAGAGGACAGTGGATCACCGTCGGCTCGGTCTTCATGTAGAAGTAGAGAGCCGCCGCGTTCGCGATGCTCATGAGTGCAAACGCATGCACGTCGTTCTCGCCGCAGGTCTCGCGACCAATCGAACGTAGATAATGCGCAAGCCTGACGTCGAAGTCACTTTTTGTCATCGTTGTTCTCCTAGTAGCCGTCCCGCGTGTCGCTCTTTGCGGGTGCCCGCGAGACGGCAATAAAAAAGCCCCCGGCGTGTGCCGAGGGCTTGATGAAGTGTCGTATGTTAGAGAAGCAGTTTCTGTATGGCGGCGGCGGAAATCAGTTTGATCGTCCCCAGCGTCAGAGGCACCGTTTTCTCTTTGGCGAAAGCTTTGAGTTTGTCGACGAACCCCTTGGTTCGAACGGTCTCCAGTAGCGAATATCCGTCGAGCGTGAGTGAAGGATTCGCTGCAATCCCGATTTGAAAGTGGCCGTCAGCGCTTTCAGTCACGTACAGGCCTTCGATGTAGCCGCTGTCGACCAAGAGCTTTATGTGCGAGAACACGACGCGAATGCTGGCGTCCTGATCGCGATTGCGGTGTTCGGAAAGAAGCTGCCCTTCCTTCCATTCGTCGAGGTTGTTTGCGTCGTTCACGAACTCCTCAATCGTCTCAGCCTCAACGTGCGCGAGGATTGTCCGCATCAAGTTCCAATCAAGTTTCATGGAAATCTCCAAAGTGTCGGGGCAGTATATCCGCTCATTTTATTTGTCGTTCCGTCACTTCTCGTGATCTTGACCGCGTTGAGGCAACTCTGATTCAGCGGTACCGTCCTCGTTGCAACGAAGTGGTTCCCCGCTAACGGGACAAATAACCGCGTCGAACGCCGTCCACGCTGCGGCGATTGCGTAAATCAAACGCACGTCGTCGTGCGTGGTTGGCGTTACCACCAGGCGCTTGTCGATTATTTCAACATCCATTGTTATCTCCTTTCGAAAACCCACCTAAGCCCTCTCGGTGGAAAGGGCTTAGATCGGCTTTCGATCAGGGCGCGGCTGCGCATCGTCTGCGCTCAGGCCGCTCGGGACGTGCGTCCTCTGCTTCGTTTCAGCTGATCCTGATCTAGCTCGTGGGGCGTGTGGCGATCGTCCGTCGCCATCGAGCATCCGTCGCTTTCAGGTGGTCCCCATCCCAACCGCACTGGAAGATGCCCTCCAGCCGTCCTGCGTACTTTTCATACACGACCTTTGCGACTACCGTTCCGTCGCGTGATGCGCTCCCGACAGACCCTTCTGTCCAGGATCGCACCCGTTTGGCGGGCGGTCCCCGACGCGCTACGTGAGCGCACCGAGATTCGAAGAAAGGGCCGATAAACGGTTCGTTGTCTTCGTATACGTGAAGTATATACGATGAGTGTACGCGTTGCACATGGTTCGTTTATAGGGATAACCCTTGGTTGTGTACGGGAGGTACAAAAAAAGCCCCGAGGTGGGGCTTTGTGAGTTTGTATGTGGGGGAGCTTGTTATGCCTTGCGGATGTTGCAAGTCGTCACAACGCGACCTCGGACTGCGAACCCATGCTCGAGATCTTCGGGTTCAAGTGTGTAGGCTTTGTACATCGGGTTGTCGCTGATGATGTGGAACTTGCGACCAATACGCTGGACGCGCTTCACATAGAGGCTGTCATCAAGCGAGAAGGCGAACATCGAGTCCGTGTAGAAGCTTTCTACGCTTCTGTCGATGATGACGAAGTCGCCGTCCTGCAGCGTTGGCTCCATGCTATCGCCGTTGACGATGATGAGGTTCAGGCAATTTGGGTTTACGTCCCCGCAATTCCTTGTGATCCAGGACCTATTGACCTGCATGACCTCTACGACCGCCGCATTCGGGTTAAGCGATTCATTGATGCCGCAGGAGGCTCGCACATTTAGTAGCGGAATGCACACGGTGTTCTCGCAGACAATCGACTGGTGCATCGTAGAGTCTTCAGAGCCAGTAATAAGCCATGACGGGGAGACTCGAAGTACTTGGCACATTCGGGCGACTTCTTCAACTCCGGGGCGGTTTCGTCCACTGAACCACGCAGACACCGCCTGCGGACTTACTTCGATCTGCCTTGCAAAGGCTGCCTGTGAGATGTCCCGCTCTTGCAAGATCAAGCGGACTCGATCCATAAGTGAGGTGATTGACATATTGAGCTCCTTTGTGTTTCGCACAGTGTACGCGACATTCACGTATCGTACATTGGTTCTTGGAGATGCGCTATACTCCACGTATACAAACATAATGGAGGGTGTAATGGATACGTTTACGGTTGCCGTGGATCGTGCAGGGTCGCTTGCGGAGCTGTGCCGTCGATTGAGCGACGTGCCAGGATTCCCGAAGGTGACGCCTCAGATCTTCTCTGGATGGCGTCGACGCAACCAGATCCCTGAAGGGCGCGTCTGGCAGGTGTCGTTCGCCACTGGCATCCCGCCTTGGGAGATCCGCCCCGACCTGTACGACCGACCTGAAGACTATCTGGCTAAGGTTTCAAAGGCCGCCGGCAAGTCGATCGAGTGAGGCCGTCATGAGCTATGACGCGGAAAGGTGGGCGCGTAGCCAGAAGGTTGGCAATGCTTCTGCGAAGTTTGTGCTGATTGAGTTGGCGAGCGCGCTCAACCGGAACGACTCTGAGTGCTATCCGAGTATCGATACCTTGGAAGAAGTCACTGAGTTGAACCGCAAGACTGTTATCGCTTCGACCAAGCTTCTCGAAGAAAAGGGCTTCATCAAGAAGCGCCGCACCTTCGAGAACGGGAAGCAACGCATCTACTACTCGTTCCCCATGTTCAATCCTTCGGAATGGGCGTTGAAGCAAAGTTCCAAAAACGGGACTTTAGAAAGTACCGAAAACGGTACTTTGCTGGACCAAAGTACCAAATCTGGGACTTTCCAAAGTACCGAAAACGGGACTACCGAAAGTACCAAAAACGGGACTCATGAAAGTACCGTTTTTGGGCCTGTAACAAGGAATAAGAACAAGGAAAAGAACAAGGAAATAGAACAAGGAAGTAGTTTCCCCGCGCAAGCGCTCCTGCTCACGATTCCGACCGCCCCGAAACCGAAGCGGTCGAGGGCGAAGCCGAAGACGAGCTGCCCGTTCTCCCCTGGGGACGTTATCCCGCCCACCTACCTCGAGTACGCGAAGCAGAAGCACCCGAGCATAGACGCGCAGGCCGAGTTCACGAAGTTCGTGGACTTCCACCTTTCCAAGGACAACCGCTACTGCGACTGGTACGCCGCTTGGAGAACGTGGGCAACCAACGCCGAAGAGTATGCGAGGAAACGCGCACCGTCCTACCGACCCGCCCATGGCGGTTTCCGCGAGAAGCGCCAGTGCGACCGCGTGTACGACCCTGATGATCCCGTTTGAGAGATAAACCATGACTGCTACTGAAGCCCGCCAGATCGCCGCTCGATCGGCACAGACACAACAGCTCGACGCTGTGTTGGCAAGTGCCGCAGCTTCGATGCTTCCGGCAAGCCGTGACGTTGAATTTGACTGCCCTGTTCACGGAAAGATGACCTACACGACCTATCAACTCAAGGATGGGACGTGGAAAGCTCCCTACTGCCCTAAGTGCCGCAAGCTCGAGCTCGAGAAGCAGGCACGCATCGAGGAGGCATCCACCCGCGAACGCGAACGCTGTGCTGAACTGCGAAAGATGCTCGGCCTCGGCAGGCCCTCCGACTTCGAGGGAAAGACGCTCGAGACCTATCACCCCGAAAACCCCGAGGAGGAAAAGAACCTGATGGTCGCGACCCGCTTCGCCAAGCGCTTCAGCATCCGCGAGGCCGAACGCGAGACCGCCCACGACGCGCAACAGGAAGGGTGGCGGGAAATCAACGCCAAGGGCCTCATCTTCATCGGCAATCCTGGGACCGGCAAGAGCCATCTCGCCTACGCGATCCTGCACGAACTGGATGCGCAGGGCATCCCCGGGTTCTACGTAACCGTCCCTTCCCTGATCGAGGTCATGACGAACCGCTACGCGCAGGTCGACCGCATTGCCGCAATGTCGAAGCTCTGCATGGTCTCCTGCCTTGTCCTCGACGAGGTCGGCGTGCTGAAGGGCAACCACGACGAACTCAAGGTGCTGTACCAGATCATCGACGGCAGGATCAAGAACGGTCGCCCGACCATCTTCATCACCAACCTTGACAAGGCCGAACTCGAGGAACTTCTCACCGAGCGAATCATGAGCCGCGTCCGCAATGCCGGCTACGCACTCACCTTCAAGACGGGACGCGACCGCCGCGTCTCCGCCAACCGAACCAACGACCCGACCAAACTTTTCTGAGGAGGAAAGCAATGAGTGAACCCGACACCAAAGCCCGCGTCGTCTCCAAGTCGCATCACACGATGTCGCTCACGACCACGCTGCACACGTTCCTCGGACGCAAGGTGATCCGCATCACCACGATGCCCCTCTTCGGCTCGACCGCCTACCTCACGACCTACGCCGAGGGCCGTCTGGGCGACGACCCGACCGACCTCACGCAGGCAACGTTCGAGTACTGCCGCGCCTACAAGTTCGCGGAGCGCTCCCTTGCCTTCCCCCACCATGAGTCACTCGTCGAGCAGGCCGTGCAGAGAGGTGCGCCCCATGTCCGATGAAACCACGGGAGCGGAGATCGTGCGCGAGCGCACCATAGCAGTCCGCTACAGCAGGGATGCAGCTCACGGTATGGCCGTCCATGACGCCGCCGTAGGTTCCATCCAACGAGGAGCATTCAACCCATGAGCACAGCTTTCATCGTCAGCACCACGGACGCCGCCGACGAACTCAAGACCGCCATCGTGGTCGAGGGAGGGGACTTCTGGGAGGTTCACAGCACCGACTTCGAGGGCGAAGTCACCACGTCGATCAAGCCCGGGCGGTGGTTCGCCCCCGTCTCCTGCGTGCGCTTCGGTCGACCCGTCGCCTCATGGAAGCTCCCAACCTTTGCCGACGCGCGCCTTCTCCACCGTGACGCCGTGGCGCACATCCTGCAAAACGGCGGCTACAACCCCCAGTAACCCACAACTACGAACCATGAAAGACCTGTTCTCTGCACTCCTCGCTCCGTTCTTCGTCATCGTGAACGTCGTGGCGCTGTTCTTCCTCCTCGCTGCCTGCCCAGTGGTGATCGCCGTCGCCGCCATCGCTGCCATCGTCGCACTGCCCTTCGTCCTCCTCCTCAACTTCTTCGAGGCGGACCGATGAGGTGGAAACGACCGAAAGAGGAAGAGCCGACCGGTCCGAAGGAACCGCGTCCGCTCTTCGGCGACCGATTCATCAACACCATCCGATGCATCGACTGCGCCTACCTCGCGGGATCCGACCGCACCCCCCGGTGGCTCTTCGCAGAGGAAAAGGGCTACTGCGACGCGGTCGGGCACAAGGGAGGGCGGTGGAACGTCCTTCAGGCCATTACCGAACTACGCCCCCCGTGCGCGTTCTACGAACGAGCGCCACAGGAGCGAATAGACCTCCGCATCAAGGCGGTGGGGATTCTCAAAGCAAGAAAAGACCAACAGGAGCAAAACCGATGATTCCGACGACCAGGATTGCCGACGCTTGGCATACCGTCATCAACCCGAAGAAGTCCCGCCCGAACCTCCCCGAGGTCGGTCGCCGCTGCCGACTCCACTTCCGCGAGTGCGAGGCCCTCACCGACACGGGCCGCATGAAGATCCGCCACGGCATCGACTTCTACGGCTACCTCGCCAACGAGTCCTTTTGCTACATCCCGCTCTACAAGGTCGCCATCCCGTCCTCGAACCTCGAGGCGTGGACATACGACGAAACCAACCCGCGCAACGGGAAGAAGTTCCCGCTGTTCTTCAACGGCTTCGGGCGTGACAGCTACGAGGCCTTCCGCATCTTCAGCAAGCGAGGCATCAGGGGATGAGAGCGAACACATTGCTCGCACTGGGTCGACTCAAGCCCGGGCAGATGAACAAGACCGAGACCGCGTACCGCGACCACCTCCGCGCACTCAAGGCCGCAGGCGAAGTCCTTGACTTCCGCTTCGAAGCGATTACCCTCAAGCTCGCGCAAGACCTCCGATACACGCCCGACTTCTTCGTGCTCAAGCCAGACGGCTCGATCGAATTCCATGAGGTCAAGGGAAGCCGCGCCATCTTCCGAGACGACGCCAAGGCGAAGTGCAAGATGTGCGCACAGCTCAACCAGTGGGCGACCCTGATCGTGGTCTACCCGCGCCGCAAGAAAGACGGCGGCGGGTGGGAGTATGAAACCTTTGAGCCGAGCAACTTATGGTAATCATCGAAAAAGAATTCTTCCGTCTGCTGCGCCTCTGGGCGAGTCTGCGCCGCAAGGGCCGCATCCCTACGGTCAAGTCCCCGACGTTCGTCATCATGCAGATGATGCGCCTCGCGCAGGGATCCCCGGACGCGGAAGAGGAGGCTAACCCCTTCGCCGAGAAGCGCCAACCGCGCATCACCCCGAGCGCCGAGGAACTTCGAGCCAATGAACAGGTCGCCGACGACCTCGATGCCGCCTTCGCGTCCTCCGAGCTCCCGATGATCGCCAAGGCCGTCATCCGCGCACGCTACTTCGAGCATCTCGAACCCGAGGACATCGAACAGCGCCTGCACCTCGGGCGCAATACCTTCCGCTTCCACCACTACGCCGCAGTTTGCGAACTAAAACGAATCTTCGATTGCATCCGCGAGAAAAGAGTCGTATAATGTGTAATGAAGTATTTTTGGCCTCAGTTGGAGGCGAGTCGTGTGCGGCTTTAATCCCTGTCGGGAGACAGAGTCGTATCTAGCGAAAATAAAGCTCGGATCGAAAGGTTCGAGCTTTTTTTATACCCCTTTTGCGGGTGGAGCGGTCTCGACATGACGTGATCGTTTCGCATGTTTCCGATCGCGTGACCCCTTTACCCACCACATTCTTTGCTTTCGACAGGGATTGCCGCCTCAATCACGTTGAACGCATGAAAAAGATTCTCTTGGCGGCTGTTGTGGCTGCATTCTTCATCTCTACCGCCGCAGATGCTCGTGGTGGTCGCGGTTTCGGCGGACGCTCTTTCTCGCGCCCGTCTGCTGTCAGATCAGTCCCGAATCGCACGACTGTCGTGAAGAAAAACACTACCGTCGTGAACCAGACCGTTCATCAAAACACCACCTCTTCGGGTGGCGGCTTCTGGTCGACTGTCATGGGTGCCGCCGCAGGCTCGATGGCTGGCAATGCCATCTACGACGTGATGACGAAGGACGACGAACCGAAACAGCCGGCACAGGCTCCTCAGCAACCGCAGGTCATTTACGTTCCCGTCGGTTCTGACGGCAAGCCCGTTCAGCAGAACCAGTAACACAAGCAACTCGTCAATTGGTGGAAACGCCAATGCGAGAAACGGGCGCGAGGTGCGATCCTTGAAGGACTCAAAAACATTCGTTATGAGTCTTTCATAGGATTAAACCAAAATGAGAAAAACCGTTACGGCTTTTGTGGCCAGTTTGTTTTGCGCCTCGGCATTCGCGGGATTGACGCAAACCGAAAAGGACGTTTTTAACACCATTGTGCGAGACGACATCAATGGCGCGTACAACGTGGACCAGGCGGCAACGTTTGCAATAGCCGCCGGAGGTACAAACCCAATCTACCAAGACGTCGACGTAATTGAGCGCGAGTTTCAGAGTAACGAACTTCGTGCAAACAAAAAGTACAAGGGCAAACAGGTTTTGATTGAGGGGCGAATTGATGAGGTTCGCGTTAACAGCTTCAATACCGCAATGGTTGTTTTCTCAAGTCCGCAAAGGGTTGTGACGCCTACCGCGACATTCGCAAAACAGGAAGAGCAATCCGATTACATTGCCGATTTCGACAGGGGGCAGAGAATTGCGCTTCTGTGCAATGTAGACGGTCTTTCGGTCGGAAACGTTCGATTTAGCGAGTGCCAGACCGTCCCTTACATGGTGAAAAAATTCCAAGACGGCGCAACAGCGTGTCTGGAAGAGCTTGAAAAAGGTCGCGCACCAAAAGAGGAATGGTTAAGCAAACTGATAGCTGTTTCTGTCGGGGTCGCTGGTGCGCTGACGCCCGAGGAGGCTGCCGCCGTCGCCAAGCCTGATGCAACGAGTGATTGTTTAAAGCGAGTTATGCCAAATCTCAAGGATTTGACAACAAGCCCCAAAACGCAAGAACGACTGAAAGCCTTGGGCTTGACGTTTCCCAAGTAAACGCCAAAAACAAAGAACACACGAACTCTCGTAGGAAGCTACGGGAGTTTTTTTCGTCCAGCAAACGACTTGAGGAGGTCGAGATGGGCAACGAAATTACGCCGTCCACGCGGCTCAAGGTGGAATACCGAAAGGTCGCAGACCTCATACCCTACGCCCGAAACGCTCGAACGCATAGCGATGAGCAAGTTTCTCGCATTGCGGGATCGATCCAAGAATTTGGCTGGACTAACCCAATTCTTGTTGACGGCACAAACGGCATTCTCGCGGGACATGGCCGCCTAGCGGCAGCACGAAAGCTCGGCATGAGCGAAGTCCCCGTGATCGAATTGGCGGGACTGAGCAAAACACAGAAACGCGCCTACATTCTCGCGGACAACAAGCTCGCATTGGACGCGGGCTGGGACGACGAACTGCTAAAGGTCGAACTCGAAGAGCTGAAACTGGAAGGCGTGGAACTTGACGACATAGGCTTTTCTTCGGAAGAGCTTGACGACTTATTGACCGTTGACGATTCTGACGATTCCGACGAGCCTGATATTCCTGAGCCTAAGCCAGACCCTGTATCGAAACGCGGCGACGTTTGGACGCTTGGTGTCCACCGGGTAATGTGCGGCGATTCATGCTCTGCCACAGATATTTCTAAGCTTGTGGGGGGGGGTAGGGTAAACCTCTACCTGACGGACCCTCCCTACAACGTAGCCTACGAAGGCAAGACGAAAGACGCTCTTACGATTGCAAACGATTCGATGGAGGATGGGGCCTTTAGGCAGTTCCTCGTTGATGCGTTTTCAATGGCGGACACCGTCCTTGAGCCGGGCGGCGTTTTCTACATCTGGCACGCCGACTCGGAGGGATACAACTTCCGTGGCGCTTGCCGAGACGTTGGCTGGAAGGTGCGCGAGTGCCTGATCTGGAACAAGAACGCCTTTGTTCTTGGTCGCCAAGACTACCAGTGGAAGCATGAGCCGTGCCTTTACGGATGGAAAGACGGCGCGAGTCATGAGTGGTACTCAGACAGAAGCCAGACGACGGTTATCGACTGTGATCGCCCGATGAGAAACGGCGAGCATCCGACGATGAAGCCTGTGGAGCTTTTCCGTTATTTGATGGAAAACTCAACGAAGAAAGGCGACAGCGTTTTGGACAGCTTTGGCGGCTCAGGGACAACTCTTGTCGCAGCAGAACAGACCGGGCGCATTGCGTACCTGATGGAACTTGATCCCGTTTACGTTGATGTCATCATCAAACGTTGGCAGGAAATGACGGGGCTTGAAGCCGTTCGAGATGACGGCAAAACCTACAACTCGCTGATTTGAAAACTCTCGGAGGGGTGACCCAGTAACCGAGAGTTTTACAACCATGTTTGAAGGATTGTCTTAACTCGGCGAACATCGGAACTGCCCCGTACCTTCCGAGAGTATTCATATGGCTAGAACAAAAATTCCAATCGACTTGAGAAAGGTTGAGGAATACGCTCAAGTCTGCGACAGCGAGGAGGAAATCGCTTTTGCTCTTGGGATTTCCCAAGACACCCTGACTCGCCGAAAACAGGAATATGCGGATTTTGCGGAAGCGATAAAAAGAGGCAAGGCCAAGGCTAACGTTTTCGTCGGCGGCAAGCTCATGGAAAAGATTCGAGGGGGCGACACGGCCTCCATCATCTTTTACATGAAAGCCCGTTGCGGCTGGAAGGAAACCTCGCGCAACGAATTGTCGGGCGCGAACGGCGGCGCAATCAAGGTTGACGCCACGCCCGACCTCTCCGGCGTTGATTTGGACAAACTTAAGGCGGTAAAGGAAATGCTTTATGGCAACTCGACTGCCGACACTGATCGAACTTGATCAGGAGATTGCGCGGCGCAGCCTGTCCGAGTTCTGCAAGATGGCGTGGCACGTGCTCGAGCCTGCAACTCCGATCAAGTGGGGCTGGGCGCTCGACGCGATGTGCGAGCACCTCGAGGCCGTGCACAACGGTCAGATCAAGCGCCTTTTGATGAATGTTCCGCCGGGCATGATGAAATCGCTCTTGACGGGCGTTTTCTTTCCGGCTTGGGAGTGGGGCGCAGGCGGACAGCCTTCAATGCGCTATCTGACGACGGCGCATAAGGAAGACCTCGCTATCCGAGACAACCTCAAGTGCCGACGCCTGATCTCCTCTGACTGGTATCAGGAGCGATGGGGCGTTGAGCTGTGTGGCGACCAGAACGCAAAGAAGAAGTTCGAGAACACGGCTACTGGCTTTCGTGAGTCAATGGCTTTCCGAAGCCTTACTGGCTCTCGAGGCGATCGCATCATCATCGACGACCCGCTGTCTGTCGACGATGCGTTTTCACAGGCCGCGTTGCTCTCCGCTGAGACAACCTTCCTAGAAGCCGTCCCGTCACGAGTGAACAACAGCGATTCGGCGATCATCGTGATCATGCAGCGCTTGCATGAACGCGATACGTCGGGCGTGATCCTCGCCAAGGAACTCGGCTATGAGCACCTGATGCTCCCGATGCGCTTTGAGGAAAACCGCAGGTGTAAAACCTGCATCGGCTTCACCGACCCTCGAAAGAAGGAAGGGGAGCTGCTCTTCCCTGAGCGCTTCACTGCCTCGCAGGTGGACGAGATGGAAAAGACGATGGGCGGCTACGCTACGGCGGGTCAGTTCCAACAGCGTCCCGTCCCGCGTGGCGGCGGCCTGTTCAAGGCCGAGTGGATCCAACGTTGGACGCCTGAGATGCTCCCGACGCACTTTGACCGCGTGGTCTGCTCTTGGGACATGACCTTCAAGGGCACGGACCGAAGCGACTACGTTGTGGGTCAGGTCTGGGGTGCGCGTGACGGCAACTTCTACCTGCTCGACCAGGTTCGCGGGCAATGGGACTTCGTGAAGACGGTCGAGATGTTCGAGCGGCTTTCCGAGAAGCACCCAGAGGCCACGCGCAAGCTAGTCGAAGACAAGGCGAACGGCTCTGCGGTTATTTCCACGTTGAAGAAGCATGTGACGGGCATCGTCCCGATCACGCCGAAGGAATCCAAGGAAGCACGCGCCTACGCCGTGTCGACCCTCTGGGAGGCGAAGAACGTCTTCCTCCCGCCGGCCACGGCCACGTGGGTCGACCTTGAGTTCATCCCCGAGCTTTTGGCGTTCCCGGCAAGCGCTCACGACGATATGGTCGACTCAATGACTCAAGCGCTTTCTGACCTGACGAAGAACGCGCGCCCGAAGATTCACGCATCGAACCTCGCGTACTTGCGCAGGGGTTGATTTGAACAATGGCCGTTACGGCCTTTTTGAGGTTTGTTATGGCTAAAAAGATCAAGGCCGAGCCGCCGAAGGCTGCGCCGCGGCGGATTCTGGTCGAGGACGCGCTCGCCCATGCGATGAAGCGCCCCCTCACCACTGCGGACATCAAGCGCACCTACGCGCTCCCGCAGACTCTCGGATGCAAGCAGTCCGAACGAGTTGCGCTCGACCGGCAGCTGACCCGTACCGTGGGATTCGATTCCATGTGTGGCTCGCTCGCCGATCACGCGGCAGCTATGGGGCAGTTCCCGATGACGGGCTTTGTCGGATACGGGGCGCTTCAACAGATCGCCCAGAACGGCATGGTGCGAAACTGCATCAAGACCGTGGCCGACGACGTGACCCGCGAATGGATCAAGATCACGGGTGGAGAGGACACGCCTGCCGAGATGCTCGAACAGCTTGAGACCGAACAGCGACGCTACCGACTGCAGGAGCTGTTCAATCAGGCCATTGCCAAAGTCGGCTTCATGGGCGGCGCGTTCATCTTCATCGACACGGGCGCGCAGACCTCCGAAGGCGAAGACGTGGACTTGGGGCTCCCGCTCCGCCTTATCTCCGAGTCTGCCGAGGTCGGCAAGGATTGCGACCTGCGATTCGTCGTGGTCGACCCCGTGAACGTCTCCCCGGGCGAGTACAACAGCATCGACCCGCTCCGCGAGGACTACATGACGCCGCGCAAGTGGTTCGTCCTCGGTCGCGCGGTTCACGCCTCGCGCCTGCTGCCGCTTTACGCGAACGAACCCCCGGTGCTGTTCAAGCCCGCGTACAACTTCCTCGGCATTCCGCAAGCCCAGATCCTCTGGGACTACATCCTGCATTGGAACGAATGCCGCGTGTATGCGCAGGATCTCATCAAGAAGATGAGCCTCCTCGTGTACTACACGAACTCGCAGGAACGTATGTCGACGATGGGTGGCATTCAGGAACTCGACGCGGTCATGGAGGTGCTACAGCACTACCGTGACAACAACTCAGTGTTCCTCGCGAACACGGACACGGACAAGGTCGAGAACATCACGACCGCCATCAGCGGCGTCTCCGACGTTGTGAAGCAGGCGCAGGAGATGATCGCGGCAGTCAACCGCACGCCCGCTGTGAAGCTCTTCGGCATCTCGCCTGCAGGCTTCAACGCAACGGGCGAGTCCGACTTGCGCAACTACAACGACCACATCCGCAGTCAGCAGGAACTCTACCGACACGCCATTCAGACGTGCCTTGATGCGCTTCAGATGAAGCTCTGGGGCAAGATCGACCCCTCGATCTCGTTCGAGTGGAACGAGGTCGACATGGACAACGAGTCGGCACAGTCCGCGAACTTCAACGCCCGCGTGACGGCCCTTGCCGCGCTCAAGGACCGCAACGCCATCTCCGCCGATGAAATGCGTCAGGCGATGCGCCTTGAAAAGTGCTCGCACCTCGCATTCCTTGGCGACGATATGCCCGCAGGCGAGGAAGGGGAGCTGATGACCGATGACGGGTCTAGCGACCTGCTCGCGGCCCTCATGGGAGGCAAGCATGAAGACGGCGAGGGCGATTGAGCCGAACGCAGGCACGAGGCGAGAGTACGCCAAGAGGGTCAACCGACTGGTAAACAAGTTCCTCGACCTGATGACCGACGAGATCCTCCTGCACGTTGCCGACGCGGGTGACCTGGTCGCGCAAGACTGGTCGCTCTCCAAGCCGACGCGCAAGGCTGACCGTGAAAAGCTCAGGCGCATTCGTGCGCGGGTACTGGCAGCGTGGAAGCGGGATCCCGCCGCGTTCGCTGCGGACATCGACGACTACGTGAGTCGCAACATCGTCAGGTGGACAGGGTATCTCGACCGCTCTGCCGAGAAGCTCGCGCAGTGGGTCGCGCGTTCCATTGCCGCTGACGTGACGAACGCACAGAAGCAGGCGTACCTCTCTGCGGGAATCTCGCCCGAAGTCTTCAAGGACAAGTGGACGATCCCCGTTGTGCGACAACACATCAGTCCGACCGCCGCAAGGCTAATTCCTTCGATCGTGGAGGAGTCGGTCGGGAACATCGAGCGTCTGGCACTGTCCAAGGCCTCGCGCCTGCAACAGGTCATCACCGAAGGCCTCGCGCAAGGGCATACGGTTTCCAAGGTCAAGCAAACGCTCAGGTCTTTCGGCGGGTTCGACGAGAGCACCGCGACGAGCTGGGCGATTGACCAGACATGCCGCATCACCCAGAGCATCCTCCGCGCGAACGATGCGGAGCTGGGGGTAACTAAGGGCGTGTGGATCCACGTGCCAGGTCAGTACACCTCCCGAGAGACGCACCGCGCGCTGCACGGAAAGACGTTCGATCTTGATGTCGGCCTCTACGACAAGGACGTGGGCGCGAACGTCGTCCCCGGAGAACTCAGGTTCTGCAGGTGCATCTACCGCCCTGTTTTGCCCTTCAACGTTTAACGATCATGACTACTTTGGCTTTTGATTCCGCCGTCACTTTTCGTTGGCACGACGAGGACGGCAGGATGCACGTGGACAGGTCGAACCTCACCAGAGTTCAGGTCGCGCCGTACTACGGACGCGAAATCCCCGACTCTGAAAGGCTCGGACTTGATCCCGAAAAAATCTACTACGGGTACCGACCTGCCGAGGAGCTGTCCGATCCCGAGACGGTGCGCTCCGTGATCGGCATTCCGATTCAGCTCAATCACCACCTCGACTACCCCGACGCGCCCGCCAAGGACACGCGCGTGGGTTCGACTGGGGATTCGGCGAAGTTCGACGGCACGTACCTGAGCAACTCGCTCCACATCCAAGACGCGGACGCTTGCGCCCGCATCCGAGACGGGAGCATGAGACAGCTTTCACTGGCGTACCACTACGAGCCTGAGATGCGCTCGGGCGAGTGGAACGGCCAGACGTATGACTTCATCATGCGCAGGATTCGCGGACAGCACCTTGCGCTTGTGGAGGAGGGACGAGCAGGGTCTTCCTGCATCGTCGAGGATCACGCTTTGGAACTGGGAGAAAAAGCGATGAATGAAGAAACGCCGATCAAGGCGGGCGATGCTCCCGAGGTCGAAGAGACCGAAGTGCGGATCGCCGACGAAATCGGAAGGCTCGCGGATGACCTCCGTGACCTCCATGAAACCACCGAAACGGGGAAAATTGTGGACAACGAAACCGCTGTGACCGAAGACACCGACAAGGCCGCGAAGATCGAGGCCATCGTCGAAGCCTTCAAGCAACGCGGCGCTACCGACGAGGAAGCCGCCGCCCTTCTGCAGGCACTGAACGAGCTCGCCACCGCCGAGCCGCAGGCCGCTGATGAGGAGGTCGACCCGACCGCCGCCACGGACGAAGAAGCCGAGGCCGAAAAAGCCGAGGAAGTCAACCCCGTGGTCGAGGCCGCCAAGGCCGCAGGCGTCGATGCCGACAACCCCGAAGTGCTCAAGGCCTTCGAGGCCGGAATGAACTTCAAGGGCGAGGCCGAGGACGAAGAGCCTGAAGCAGAGGATGAGGAATGCGCCGCCGACCAGGATGAACCTGCGTGCGACGAAGAACCTGAAGCCGCTGCCGACGAAGAGGAGCAGCCCGCCACTGCGCAGGATGCCGCCATTCGCAAGCTCGAGCAGAAGTTCGATGCCATCGACGAATGCCGAAAGGTTCTCGGTCGCGTTCGCGCGTCCGCGTTTGACTCCGCAGGTTCGGTCTATCTCGCCGCACTCAAGCAGATGGGCGCTCCCATGCGCGGCGTCACGAAGATGAACGCTCAAGCCGTTTACCTCGGCTTCATCAGCGGTCAGAAGTCCGCCGCGAAGGGCGTTGCTCAGGACTCCAAGCTCGATGAGTCGGCCACGGTCGACCTCGCAACGGGCATCAATGTTCGTCTCTAAGGAAAACAGATTATGCAGAAGACTGTGAATCTTTATCCGAGCGTTGGTCTTCCGGGTCAGGAAGTCGCCGCTCACACTGCGGTCTACACGCCGCTTAACTACCTTTCCGACGGCACTGCCGCCGCCGGCAAGTTCGTCTTCGAAGGCACGTCCGATAAGAAGGGCGTCGCCTTCCCCGTCGCCTCCGCCAAGGGTACGACCCTCGTCGGTCTCGTCGAACGCACCTTCACCGCCGCCGTCCCGTGCGGCGTCGACGGCTCCGAAGCCTACCCGAACGGTGCTGAACTCACGATCGCCGTGCGCGGTGACTTCTACGTTGAAGCCGCTGGCGAGGCTACGGTCGGTCAGGCCGTCCTTTGCAATCCCGCTGATGGCGCTGTGTCTTACGGCACTGTCGGCAGCGAAAACGACACCGGCTGGGTCGTCGTCACGGCCGCGAAGGCTCAGGGCGACATCATCATCATCTCCCGCCGATAAAAGGAGACTGAACAATGGACACGAAACTCGAATATCTTAAGAGCCTCGGCATCAGCTCCCCGTATGCCGTTGGCGTCATGCCGTACCACCGCGACGCCTCTGGTCGCATCGTCACGGACTACGCCAAGGTCACGCAGGGCAAGATCGCTCAGGACGCCGCCCTCTCCACCGCCAAGAACGTCGGCGTTCCCGCCGCCCTCGTCACGTACATCGATCCGCAGGTCACGACGATCCTGTTCGGTGCGATGAACGCCACGAAGCTCTTCAACGAAACGAAGAAGGGCGACTGGGCCGACAGCTTCATGCAGTTCCCGGTTGAGGAGGTCGTGGGCGACGTTACGCCGTACTCTGACTTCACGAACAACGTCACGTCCGAAGTGAACTACGAGTTCCCGACCCGTGAAAACTTCATCTTCCAGACGACGCTGAAGTACGGCGAACGCGAACTTGCCACGGGCGCTAAGGCTCGCCTCGAGTTTGCGGGTGCCAAGCAGCGCGGCGCGGCCAATATCCTCGCCCGTGCGCACAACCGCTTCTACCTCTACGGCGTTGCCGGCAAGCAGAACTACGGCGCTCTCAACGACCCGAACCTGCCTGAGTCCGTCACCCCCGTGTCGGTCGGCGGCAAGTCCACGTGGGCTGACAAGACCGCCGCCAACACCGACCAGATGGCAAACATCGTCTTCAACGACATCGCCAAGCTCATCAACGAGCTGATCAAGAACAACGCCGGCAACGTTGACGCCTCCTGCAAGTTCCGTCTTGCCGTCGCCTCCGACCGCGCCACGTATCTTCAGATGCCGAACGCCTTCGGTCTGACGGCTCTTGATCTGCTCAAGAGCAACTACCCGAACCTCGAGGTGCTCTACCTTCCCGAGCTCACGACGGAAGCGGGGTCCATGCTCTACCTGACGGTTCCCGAGCTGTTCGGCGAAGTCACTGCCGAATGCGCTTACTCTGAAAAGATGCGCTTCGGCAACGTCGAAGCCTACTCCACCTCCTGGGTGCAGAAGGCCGTCGGCGGTACGTGGGGTTGCGTGATCCGCCGCCCGCACCTGATCGCCACGATGCTCGGCATCTAACCACCATGCCCGAATCTGTTCGGGCTTCCTAGGGGGCGGGCTTCGGCCTTGCCCCCGCCATCGAACGAGGAGAAAAATTCAATGGCAACCACTACCAGAAAGAAGGCACAGGCGACTGCCGCTGAGGGCGTCGAGGTTCTGACCTCCACCCTTGAAGAGGAAAAGAAGGCCGTCACCGTTGCGGGCGAAACGATTGCTATCGCCTGCTGTCTGCCCTTCGCCCTGCGCTTTGACGACATCCCCGACGGCAAGGGTGGCACGAAGTCCATCCGCTTCCCCGGCATCAACGACAATCTGCGCGGCATGAAGTCGGGCGTCCTCGCTATGCCCGGCAACGCTCTGTGCGTGCAGCTCCCGAAGTCCGACTGGGAAAACCTGATCGCCGCTCACGGCAAGGAAATCGCCTTCACGGGTCGCAACGGCTCCATGCCCTGCATCTATCCCGTGAATGACGTGAAGGGCTTCAAGGCCGCCGCGTCCGAGATTGCCGAGATGCGAACGGGCCTCGAGGCCGCCGATCCGACGAAGATGGGCGTCGAAGTCACCGCCAAGTAAGGAAACGAAATGGCCTTCTATGAACTTGATGCCGCCGCCTTCCGCGCGGCGTACCCCGCCTTCACCGAGGAGACGGTCAGCGCAGAACAGCTCGCGGCATCTTGGGAGGCCGTGAAGGTTCTCCTCGGGGACGGTGAAGGAAACTTCCCGTACCCCGAGGCCAAGCTACAGCCGATCCTGTGGGCGGCTCTCTGTCACCTCCTCTCGCTTGACGGGAACGGGTTGGATCAACCCTCCCGCATCGCCTCTGCGACCGAGGGCAGTGTCTCCACGTCGTTCGAGAACCTGCAGAGCAAGACCGAGGCGGGATCCTGGTGGAACCTGACGAAGTGCGGCGCGCTCTTCTGGGTACTCACGATGCCGTACCGCACGGGCGCGAAGCTCTACTATGCCAAGCCCTATCACCCGTGGGGGTAACCATGGGGATCAAGGTCAATCGCACCACGGGCGTGCGCAAGCTCGCTGCCGAAGTCGGCAAGGTGGGCGCACCCTACGCGGAGATCGGCATCACAGACCCGGAGGTTGCGACCTACGCAACGTACAACGAGTACGGCTGGGTTCAACGCACGACGAAGAAACAGACGGGGTATTTCCTGCGTAACTTCGGGATCATGCTCAAGCCGGGGACGCCTCTCAGCTCCCCGCCGCGTCCGTTCATGCGTGCAACCTTCGCCGATGAGGTCGGCAACTGGAAGAAGATCCTTGCCGCCGGACTCAAGGCCAAGGGCGTCAAGGACGCTAGGGCCGCGCTAGAGATCATGGCGCGTCAGGCGCAGGTCGACATTCAGGAGACGATCCGAAACAACGGCTCTCGCAGTACGAAGTTCCCAGACCGCTCGCTCCTCACGACGTTGCTCTACGACGTGAGGGACGAACGCAAGGGACGCAACCGCACTGCGGACTCTGGCTCTGGGCGCGACAAGGCGCTTGTCAAGGTCGGAACGATGCTCCACTCTGTCGGCTACGAAATCAAGGGGTGATGGATGTCAGTCAATCTTCACAAAATCGTGCGAAAGGCGATTCACCACCTGCACGCCGATCAGGCCGCCACGCTCTACCGCTCCACGGGTCGCTACGTCGACGGTGAGCGAGGGGACGCCGTTCAGCTCTTCGAGGAATTCGGGGAGCTGACGATGCAGATCCAGTCGCTCGGCCCCGACGTGGTACAGCAGGTCGACGCAATCACGCAGGCTGCAACGCTTCGCAAGATCTGGGTTTTCGCAGACACGGGAGCCTGGTCGGTCAACCGTCCGCTCGGTCGCACTGGCGACTACCTGAGAGGCGATGACGGGCGTGTATGGCTTGTCAACGCCGTCATCGAGGACTTCACACGTAGCGGGTGGGTCAGCCTGCAGTGCCAGCAACAGACGACCCCTGTGGACATCTACTACGAGACTGAGGAGGGGCTATGCCGCTTGCCGCTGTAAAGCAGGAGCAGATCACCGAAGCCTTCCGAAGCTACCTCAGGAAGTTCGCCGTCCCGCCGTATGCGAACGACGATGCGCGGCATCTCATCAACGGCTTCGCCAACGACCTCGGCCTGCCCGAGGACAACGATTTCACAGTATTCACGCCGATCAGCATGACGCGGCGCGGATCGACGATCGAAACTCATGACGCAGTCTCTGAGACCTCTCTACTTCATGAGTATGTCGACCTGGTGGTTCAAGTGGACTGCTACAGCGCAGACCGCTTCGCTGCCCGCGATCGAGCGCAGGCATACGAGCTTGCGGGTCGGTCAACTTACGGTGCGGATCACTTCCGCGCCTACGGCCTCGACCTCCAGTACGTCGACGGCCTTCAAAATCTCACTGCTCCGACGGACTCGGGGCGGTACGTCCCGAGATGGGCGGTCACGTTCCACCTCGGATTCAAGCGCACATTGAAGATAGACCAAGACGGGTTCCGCTTCGTCGAGGTAGACCTTGCCAATGTTGACGTGAAATTCAAACCGAAGGAAAAGCAATGATTCCTGCATCTCACATTGTGAAGGTCACGCCGCGCGTCATCTCTGGCGGTAGCTCCGACCTCGAAACCAACGGCCTGCTCCTCACGAAGTCGGCCCTTATCCCCTCCGACGTTCCCGCCATCGAGTTCTCCTCCGCCGCCGCCGTTGCCGACTTCTTCGGCAGCGAGGCCGAGGAAACCGTCTTTGCTCAGCAGTACTTCACGGGCGTCACCAATCAGCAGAAGGCCGTCAACGCCATCGTGATCGGTCGCTTCATCTCCGAAGCCGCTCCTGCTTGGGTGCGCGGCGGCACGGTCACGACGAAGCTCGCCACCTTCAAGGCCATCACGGACGGCACGCTTACGCTCGAGGTCAACGGCGAGGAAGTCACCGCCGAGAACATCGACCTTTCCGCTTGCACCTCTCTTTCCGAGGTTGCCGCCAAGGTTGCCGAAGGCATTGCCGGTGTGACGGGCGCTTATGACGCCAACTCCCAGAAGTTCACCTTCACGACCGAGAAGACGGGCGCGGATGCCTCCCTGAACCTGGTCGGCGTTGCCGCCGTGGGCACGGCCATCGTCGGCGAATCCCTCGTCGCCTCCGAAGTCAAGGGCACGGGGCTGAGCGATGCGCTCGGCCTCACGGTTTCCCTCGGTGCTGTGGTTTCCCCGGGCGCGGACATTCAGACTCCCGCCGCCGCGCTTGAGAACGTCTGCTCCGTCACGCGCAACTGGGTCGGCTTCACCACGCTTTGGGAAGCTACGCTCGAACAGGCCGAAGGCTTTGCCTCATGGGCGGACATTGATGACGACTACGTGTACGTCGATTGGACGACGGACGTCCGCTGCATCGACACGCTCACGCAGGCCGAGACGAAGCCCGCCAAGATGAAGGATCGATTCAACTGCGCGATTTGCCTCTACGGTACGTCCGCCTTTGCCGCCTTCGTCCTCGCTGTCGGCGCTTCGATCGACTGGCAGAGAAATCAGGGCATGAAGGTCTGGTTCGCCAAGTCCGCCACGGGTCTCTCCCCGACGATTCAGAACGAAGCCGCCGCCGATGCGCTTGAGGCAATCCGTTGCTCCTACTTCGGCAACTTCGCCACGCGTAACGACGCCTTCCAGTTCATGAATACGGGCGCGCTCTGCTCTGACTACTACGGCTTCATCGACGTGCTCTACGGCTCGATCTACCTGCGCAACGCCATTCAGCGTTCGTGCATGGACGGCTTCAAGGCGATCAACCGCGCTCCGTATACCGACATGGGGCGCGCATACATCTCCGCCTGGCTTCAGGATCCGATCAGCCTCTGCCTGCGTAATGGCGTCATCGACCCGGGTCTCGATCTCTCCGAGTCTCAGCGCGTGCAGATCATGCAGGAAGTCGGTCAGGACATCTCTACGACGCTCTTTACGAAGGGCTATTGGTACGGCATCGAGATGCCGAGCGCCAACGTCCGCGCCGAACGCGGCTCGCCGATTGTTACCCTGTTCTATTGCTACGCGGGCTCTGTCCAGAGAGCCGATATCGAAACCGTAGCCGTCATCTAACCCATCCTGTAACGAAAGGGCTTCCCACGTGGAAGCCCTTTTTCTTGGAGCCGAAAAATGGCCGATTACTTTGACGTAACCAGTGCGAACGTCCAGATCATTCTCGCCTGTGAAGATCTCTACCCGTCCGGTGTGAGGCTCGTGGGCTTCTCCGCCGACAGCGTGATGACTGCCGACGGCGTGGACCAGTCCGAAAACCGTCGCGGCGTTGATGGCCGCATGGTCTCCGGCGTGGTCAAGAACATTCAGCCCGTCAGCATCGTGCTTGAAGCCAACTCCCCGAGCCTCGAGGTCTTCGAGACTATCCGCGACGCTATGAGCGCCAACTGCAAACCGTATGAGCTTACCCTCACGGTCTTCGTGCCCGCCCTTGAAAAGACCATCGTCTTCCGCCGTGGTGCCCTCAAGAACGGCCCGAACCTCCCGAGCGTTCAGAAGACCCTTCAGCCCACGACGTGGACCATGGAATTTCAGGAAGTCGCCTGATTGACGCACTGAGGAGAAGTCGGAAATGGATGACATTACCCTGAAGATCAATGACGCAGGCCACGACATGACCTTCGTCATCGAGAAGATGAGTGCCTTCAAGGCGGAAGGTTGGCTGATCCGCGCAGGTCTCCTGCTCGGACGCGAGGCCATCACCGCCGAAGGCGTCAAGGACTATCGAGGTCTGGTTGCCGCGTTGTGCAAGGTCGAGTACGAGAAGGCCGCTCCCCTGCTCGACGAACTGCTCGCCTGCTGCAAGGTGCGCGTCGGGAAACTGAAGAAGAGCGTGACCGACGACGGCATGATTCAGTCGCCGTTGACGCTCCTGACCCTTCGCGTGGAGGCGCTCAAGGCGAACTTCGGTTTTTTGCAGAGCGCAAACCTGTCCAACTTCCTCGGTGGGCAGGCTTCCGAGCCGACTGTGAAGGCGTAAGAGGGGTCGCCTCCTACGCCAACATTCCGCCGCTCGCAGGGCGTCTCATCTCCGCTCGCCTCGCGTCACTGGCGGAGCTAAAAACCGTTCTTACCTACGAGGATGCCGTTAACCTCGATGAGGTTCTTCTGTTGGACAACTACCACAAGTGGTTGGCGGCAAAACAAGCTGAGGAGAAAATCTAAATGGCCGACAACATCATCGACAGTCTGTTAGTGAAGATCGGCCTCGACTCCGAACAGCTAAAGGACGGTTTGGATCAAGCCGCACAGGGCATAGACAACTTCGCCAAGGGCGCAGAACGCTCGGGTGAGGCGGTCGACCGACTGGCAGCGCACGCTACGAAATCTGGACTCGTGCTCGGCAACGTCTCGGACGATGTCGCAGAACGCATTCTCGAAATTGGGTCAAGCGGCCAGAAGGCGGCACTTGTCGCAGGGCGCGCAATGGATACCCTCGGCAAGCAGGTCGGGGCTATCGGCGAGAAGATCATGGCGCTTGGTGCGCCACTCCTCGCGGCGTTCGGCGGGACTGCCCTCTTTCAATCCTTCGTTCAAGACGGGAACGCGTTGGCAATCCTGTCCGACCGGCTGGGCGTGTCTGCCCAGAAGATCGACGCATGGGCGAAGGCAAATGAGGATGCAGGCGGCAGTCAGGAAGCCTTCAAGGGTGCCCTTGAAAACTTCATCCTGACCACGGGCAGAGGCGAGAAGGCTTTCTTTGAGATGGGCGACCATATAAAGGGCTTGAGCCAAAGGCAGGCGGAGTACTTCCTGCAGTCGCAGGGGCTGTCTGCCGATGCCGCCGCCGTGTTTCTGAAGTACCGCGACAATGCGGAGGAGGCCGCCAAGGCCTTCGAAGGTGTCGCCTTCACTGATGAGCAGGTCAAGCTAGCCCGTGAATTCAATCGCCAATGGCGCAACTTCACGAACCAGGCTTCCTCGCTCGGCGGCGTTCTCCTCACGGCAGTGATGCCGCCACTTACCGCCGTCATAAAGGCGATCAGCTCGGGCGTGGGCTACCTTGCGGAGCATTCCCGCTTCGTGAAGATAGCCGCCGGGGCGATTGCCGCCATCTTCGGCGGGGCGTACCTGCGCAACATCGTCGCGGCGGTCAAGGCGTCTAGCCTCTTCGTTAACGTCTTCGTGAAGGGGATGCCCGTCATCAAGGCGTTCAACGCCGCGCTGTTAGCTAACCCTCTTGGCGTTCTGATTGCCGCTGCCGTAGCGGCCTGCGCGATCATCGACGACTTCGCGGGCTTCCTCGAAGGCGACGTATCGGCGCTCGAGACGTTCATGCAGTGGTGCGGCCTCACCAGTGAAGAGGTCGACAACATCAGGCAGAACATCCTGAGCTTCTGCCGTGCCGTGTGGGACATCCCGAACAACATCAAGTTCGCGCTCGGTGAGGCTTGGGATGTGATTAAGGAGATGGGCGTATGGTTCGCCGACCTGTTCCATCTCCCCGACGCGAAGGCGTTTACGGACTTCTTCGCCAAAGTAGGCGACGTTGCGGGATCCATCGGGTCGACCCTCTGGGGCGGCATCGTTGAGGGCTTCCGCTTCATCGACTACATCGCCGACGCGCTCGGCGGTTTGCCCGATGCGTTCGTCAAAGGCTTTGACAACGGGATCAGCTACATCTACGAGAAGTTCCTCGCGTGGCTGGTCGAACCGTTGCGCAGTCTCTTGCCTGAATCGCTTGACGGTCTGAGGCCTGCTGCCGATAAGGCGGCGTCCGCCGTCTACGACGCGTTGATGTTCCCGATCCGTCAGATCAAGAAGGCCTTCGAGGGGCTTTTCGGGAGCTTCGACGCCTTTGCCGACAAGGCAAAGGGGATCCTCGGAAAGGTCGGCAGTTTCTTCGGCTTCGGCGACGAGGCGAAGGAACCCGCGCCCGCTCCGCAAAAGGGCGAGGTAACGATCAAGGCCGATCCCACGGACAGGCAGACGGGCGGATTCCTCGACGGCCTCACCGACAAGGTGGGCGGGTGGATGTCTTCCCTGCTTGCGTCACCGACCCCCGCTGTGGCCGGTGCGCCGGCAGGGATTGCGGCATCGAACGCGGGCGCATCGAACGCGGTCAACACCGACATGAAGGTGACGGTGCAGACCACGGTCAACGCCTCGGGCGACGGCGAGGCAATCGGCGAAGCCGTTGCAGGCAGTGTCCAGAAGGCAATGGGCAAGGCACGAGACTACATCCAGAATTCGGTCTCGGGCGTTGTCCAAAAGGGGTAACTCATGTCAGTTGAAATTCTCTCGTGGGCTATCCTCGATGCGAAGGGCAACCCTATCTGCGACTACGACTCTATCGACGATCTGGGCGAGGACGCCTCTGCCGTCGTCCCCGTGGAGCCGCAGGAAAACGGCGCGCTCTACGCCTATGACAAGGTCGCCCAGCCACAGCAGATCACCGTGACGCTCCTCTTCTCGGGCGACTATGCCGCTCAGGAAGCAGCGATCGCGAAGATCGATGCCGCTCTGCAGGGCTTGGAGGCGTTCACGGTGGTCACGCCGACCACGGTACGCTCGAACATGACGCTGATCGGCGCAAGCTCGACCCGCTCATCTTCGGGCGGTGCGAACCTGCTCTCGGTTGACCTCACCTTTCAGGAAGTCCGCTCCGCTAACGTCGGCGGCGGCTCCGTGGCGTGGTCGCCGAAGAAGGCGACGGGTGCTAGCAAGGTTGACGGCGGCAAGCGGCAGACTACGCTTCTCGGAGGGCTGTTCTCATGATGCGCATTCCGCTTTCCAACATCCCGAACCAACGGTTCTCCGTTGTTCTCGATGGGCAGAACTGCACCATCAGCCTGAAGCAGAACGGCGGGGCGCTCTATCTGAGTCTCGCAGTCGACCAGGTCGACGTGGTTACCGGGCATATCTGCAACAACGGAAGCCCTGTACCGATCTTCAAGACAACCGCCTTTTCGGGGCGTCTGGTTTTTCATGACGTGCTAGGGGACTCCCACCCGGACTACTCAGGACTGTCTGATCGGTACTACCTCGTTTACTTGGCAGAGGGCGAAAAATGGCAGGCGTGACTTTTTCCGAAAAGGCGCTGCGCCTGACGGTCACGCTC